AATCTTAGCGGCATACATAAACCGACTCCGCCACCACCCAGAGCCTGCGTGAGGGTACGGAGGCGAAAGAATACCCCAGTAATCATTATAGAAAGAAAGAACGTCTGCCTCGCTGTCAAGACGCTGCCCACCAAACTTCTTAATTAGTTTGCGGCTGCCAATGATTTCAACTGGCCATTCTGGCTTCTTGCGCTCAAGCCAAGTATCGTGCGGCATTAGCGCGCCTAGAACCCACTTACGTTCCTTAAGACCCGTGTCCTTAGGTTCTGATGTAGCAAGAATGTCGTAAATTGTTGGACTAGGATCAAGTGCTTCAATCCCATTCATTTCAGCAGGCATACGCTTTCTTACAAGAGAACGATCACCGAATGAATACATTGGGCACGCAGGGACTAAACCGTATGACCATCGCTCAGCAAGCATCGCCGCCGCGATAGCAACAAGTTGACCTTCGTGTTGCTTTATGTTTTCATCTGTGTCATTAAAAAAGTATCTGCCAACTGCGCATTTAGCAGCAGCATCTGGGTCTGCATCTCGGATACGAGCAAGTGTAACTTGCGCATCTTCATAACTATAGTAAGTCGCTGGCTCATCTCCACGAGGGCCACTTAGCAAATACTTGTACAGAAGCTCTGGGTGATTTTTCAACGCGCGGCACGCATTGAAAACTGAACTAAACTGCCAGTCATCAAAAAAGCCAACAGCGGGTATTCCCGAAGAGAGAGCATACAGTGCGCCCATTGCGCCTTGTCTGCCATTGAGCGAGTTAAGTGGCGCAAGATTTACCCAGATAACATCGTACATAGATAGATCTTCACCTGGAGTAACTCGTCTCCAGTCGACGTGGTGACCGCATTCTTCGAGTGCTTTAACAATCGATGCGGGTACGTCAATTTTTTGAATAGTGCGTCGTTCAGTGTTAATCTGAAGCGCAGTAAAGCCTGTCATTAGAATTTTCATAAAACCTGTCTTTGTAGTATGCTGGCGTGCCAGAACTGTATCTTAAGGAAAACAATTCTGACACGCTCAACAACATTTTTTTTTTTCTTTCTTATTTAGAAAGGCGCTGCTGGCGGTGCAGCAACCGGTGCTTCTGCAGCAGCAACAGGAGCTTCTGCAACAGGTGCAGGTGCAGGTGCTGGTGCAGGTGCAGGTGCAGGTGCAGGTGCTGGTGCAGGTGCCGGTGCCGGAGCTGGTGCCGAGACAGGAGCCGGTGCAGCAGCATTAGGGGCATTGTAGTACGCTTTAATTTCGTTCTTCTTCTGGCCTTGCCATGTACGAGAACCAATTTGCGCACGGAAGCTTCGGCCATTCAATGCCTGCTCAATCTGTGCGTTGCTTGGGCTTGTTGCAAAGAATTCACGGCCGAGACCGAGTGCATTCATCTTGCGGAAGAAAATTCCAAGTGCGGTTGGATTGTCAGTTGAAACAACTAGGTTGTCCCAGACGAGACGCTTTGCATGAGCACCGGTCTGAACCTGCGCCTTAACTGCAAACATTGTCTTGCCTGACTGCGATACCTTTGCGGTGGCTTCTACGATTGCAAGATCGTAATCACCATCCGGGAGCGGGTCGTAACTCCCGACATCGCCGGCTTCTTTAACTAGGTCTCCCCAATTTAATGTGCTCATGATTGTTCACCATGTCCTTCTGTTTTTGTTGTTGTTGTTTTTTCCGGACGTGGTCCGAAAACTATGTCAAGCATTGCCTCAATTCCGAGGTGTTGCTGCTCAACGATCTTACCTAGACGGCCTTGAACTCGCTCGCCTGCTTCGTACTGATTTGTACGCTCAACGTACATACGACGCGCTTTGTATGGCGGCTGCGTTGGGTCTTGACTAGGGAATTCTTCAACGCTAATTGCGCCAAGAATGTCGTAGAAATATGGAGCTTGGATAGCAAGCTGACCTTGAAGGTACGGACGGTATCTACCATCTTGCCCTTGTCGTGCCATTGCTGTAAGAACTACTGCCTCTATCGGGTTAGTCGGGTGCATTGTAAGATCTCGGAGATCTCGAAGTAACGCGCCCATGTGACGAAGAAGTTCGCCCCACTGTTGCATTTGCATTTGATTTTTTCCAGCAATGTTATCAACGCACTTAACTTGAAGCTCAGATACTGAGTCAATGATAAGTGATTTGAACTGATGCTTACCGAGCTGTAGCCACTGATATGCCTTGAGCACTGTGTCGTAGTCTGTAACGTTGACAACGCATGTATCCCAAGTGCCATCAGCTACTGGTGGCTCCTCGCGTAGTGGATCCCAATACTTAACGTTGATTGGCAAGAAACGATGTCCGCCTTCAACGTCGAGCATGAGACGTGGATATGGTGCTGTGACTGCAAAGGTAGATTTACCAACCTTTGATTCGCCATAGACCATAATAGTTAGTGAACGTTGTACTTGTGACATGTCATTCATTTCCTTTTATCTCTGTTGTTTTGTAATATGCATATGGGTCATCGACCTTATACAGTTCGGTGATTGCTTGCTCGGCGGCGCTACCGTCGTCGAACAGTGGGCAAACAGCGAAGAATTGGCATTTCCATTTACAGTCCCTACTAGGACGTGGGTATGCCACGAAATTAACGTCTGCTCCGTTATCAAGAGCTTTGCGAGTATCCATCATGTCTTTGACTGCGCCGTGTAGGCGATTCCAGAATGCACGAAGCGCAAACTGATTATGACGAACTTCCATCTGCTCATAGAATGGTGGTTTTGCATTTGCAGTGCGCTTTACTTTCTTTAACATCGTAAAGATTCCGCCTTCGGAACGTTCACCTTCTTTGTTTTGCGCAGCCTCAAGAATCATATAAGTAAGAATCTGCTCGTTCATGTGCGCAAGACTTGCAAACTCTGTAAATGAGCCGCCGACTGTTTTAAAGTCGCGAAACATACGAACCCCATCTGCCTTACGACGCACGCGCATGTCAAGTTTACCCTGTAGCTCTACTTCGCCACCGAACATTGGCATTGAAATAATCTCCTCTGTTGAGATCATTTCAAGCTCAGCATCAATACCATTCTCGTCTACCCATTCAAGGTAGCCTTCAAGCATAATACGGCCGAGCTCTGCTTCACTGTCTAGATCCATAGTGTCACGAAAGCTTTCACGAAGAAGCTGCTTATCAACTTCAACTAACTGCGAGTGCGCTTCAAGTAGCGGGATTCCAGCGGAGTAGTACGCGTCTAGTGCAGCGTGCACACGAGAGCCTAGTGCAAGTGCTCCAGTAAAGTTCTGAGTCTGTGGCTGAAGTCTACGGTAATAGCTAAGCCACCATTTACGACGACAATCCTTGAATGTTTGAATCTCAGAGTTAGAGATTTTTATTGGGCCTCTAGGAGAAATTTCTACTGGCGTAATATCTGTCACAATGTCTCTTTACTATCTTGAAGCATACGCAAGAGCTGATGCTTATCTTTTACAATATTTTCGAAGTTGTCTGCTTTTGCATCTAGCACATCGATAACACGTTCTTCAATCGTTCCTTCTGTAACATAATCCATGATGACCACAGAATCGTGAATCTCTGAGCCAATACGATGAACTCTGTCTAGGGCTTGCTTATAGTCAACCAAAGACCACGGACGCTGAAGCATCACAAGACGTCGCGCAGCAGTAAGCGTGATACCGACACCGCCTGCCTGAGCAGTAAACAAGATCCACTTAATCTTTCCAGACTGAAAATCATCAACAGCTTTCTGCCGTTGGTCTTCGTCTTGTGCTCCGGTAATTAAGCCGTGAGGAATTTTAGCGTCAGTCAGCGCTTTACTGAGAAGTTCAATGAGCTGACGAGATACTGCGCAGACTGCTACAGAGTCTTCGCCAAAGTCGCCATTTTTGATGTCGTCCATAAGAGCATCTACTTTACAAGAAGGCTCGGTGAGTAAAGTTCTCATTTCTCCGGTAATTTCATCGATACTTATTTCTGCGTATGAACTAGCAAACTGTAAAAGACGTGTTGTTTGTGTAAGTGCGCTTGGCGCCACTACTGCTCCGCCGTCTTCTAGTTCTGCAATCATTACCTCGAGCATTTGCTTGTAGGCTTTCTTTTGCTTAGTAGACATCTCGACATCGCGACGCTCCTTAAGCACTGGTGGCAACCACGGCAGAACTCGCGCCTTTAACATACGACGCATACGCGGGTTGATAGTGGCATAGAACTCGTCATTCATATGCGGCTTCACACCAATAACCATCATGCCACCGAAGGCATTTAGCATAGTGTCAATCATGCGATCAATCCACCGAGTCTTGCTTGGCCATTCTTCTGGAGATAGCCAATGAAGAATAGACCAAAGATCTAAAACGTTATTGGCAATCGGCGTACCAGTCAATGCAAATCTAATATCTGCGTCGCCAGTTGCTGCCCATAGCGCACGTGTTTGCTTGGACTTAGGATCCTTCGAGCGGTGAATCTCGTCCGCCACGACCGACTTAAAATCAATTTCGTTAAGTTCCCGTTTATGAACTTCACAACGGTTCTGAGTGACACTTTCATCATGGCCGCCGCATTCGGGGCAGCGCGCTAATGCAATAGACCCATACGATGCTAACTTCGAGTGAGTACGAAGAGACTCCCAGTTAATGATATACACATCGGCATCTGTTTCAAATTGCTTGCGTCGCTGCCCAGCAGAACCTTTGATGACTTGAACACGAGCTTCAGGCCACCACATCTTGTACTCACGTTCCCAGTTCTTCTTAAGAGTATTTGGGCATGCAATTAGCGTAGGAAATACTTCTTCAGTCTTTTTCATGTTTTTAAGCGCACGAATTGTTTGTGCAGTTTTTCCTAGGCCAGGCTCGTCAGCGAGCAGTGCACGACGGGCCATTGATAAAAATGCTACGCCAGCGCGCTGGTGAGGGAACAAATCTTCGTCACCTTCGTATGTATCTAAGTCCCTAAGAGAATTAGCCGGATCTACTCGTACAGTTCTTTCATTAGCCGCCCAGGCAGTTAGCTTTGGCCCAATTGATAACTCTGTCTTGAATACAGCTCTCAGTGCTAAGCATGATGCCCAGCTTAAAGGTAAACGCCACGCTTGATCTTTTGCGTTCCACGATGCACCAGGTATGCTCTTGCACAGTTCCTTATAACGCCATTCCGTTTCAATGCGGATGTGCTCGTCTGTATCGTTGAGCTCTACGTTTACTGGCAACTCTTTACCTCTTGTCGTTTTGTTAGTATCACTATATCATATACTAAGCAGAAATCTGCACTTTACACAGAATTTGTCTTAGTATCTTTTAGATGTTTTATTGTTGCAGCAGTCTGAGCGGCGTCCAACCGTTCTTTGCCAAATACAACAAGCCATGACGAATTGCGTCAATAGCATGACCTTCGCCACCTTTATGCCAATATCCAAGTTTTTTAACCGCCTCATTAGGAAACATACGCTTAGCATCGGCTGGACTTTGGAATTTAAGATCGGCATCTTTCAATCCAGCGTCTCGCATAATCTGCTTGAGCACGCCGATCTGCTCTAAAGAATACGGAGCCTGCGAGTTTCTAACAGTCTGCGCATTTATTGTAAACCGTTCACAGACAATCTCAATAGGAATATTCTCAGCCTGCGCGCTCGCAATAATCTCACGAGTAGGCGCAGCAAATTCATTTGGCTGATACTCACCTGACATAATTAAATGAGGCTCTTCGTTTGTAGACCAACCAAAACATGCAACGCCTGTTGCTTTACCGGGGTCAACCGCAAGCACAATCCTTTTCATTAGTATTTATCTCCCCAGGTCTCCATTGGACCATCAATCCCTGAGGTGAGCGGAACTGCCCAGCCTTCAGTTGTTGTCATGCATTCTTTTACAATACGCATAATTTCTTCAGCATCCTTACGTGGCGCATTAAGAACAATTTCGTCATGCACTGGGACAATTAGTAGCTCAGTGAGATCTGCTTGGTCTAGTTTTACAAGATTACTCTTGAATACTTCAGCAGCTCCACCTTGAATTAGATAATTTACTAAAGTATATACACGATTGTCGTCGCAAGGAATACGTCTGCCAGTCCATGTATATACATACCCCTGACCTTCGCTCTTGAATCTACGCATACCAATGTCTTCAATCTGTCTTTGGAAATATGCCATTCCCGGAAATCTAGCGTCAAACGTATCTGATACTAGTTTCATCTGTGATTCGTGTACTCCGGCAGTTATTGCTTGCTTAGCAACACCAGCGCCGTAAAGGCGACCGTAAACCATTGACTTAATGAGATTACGACGTTTATCAGACTTAGGCATTGTCGGATCGTTATAAACATCACGACCGATTTCGGTAAACGGATCAGACCCTGTCGAGTCTGCAATGTTGAACATGCTCACTAAGTTAGGGTCCTGTGAAAGACTAGCAAACATTCTAAATTCAACTTGGTCAAGGTCTGATGTAACAATCACATGATTATCGTCTTTTGGAATAAACGCACGACGAACTACATCATCACCTTTTGGCAAGGTCTGTAGAGCTGGGTTTGTGATTGACATACGAGATGTTCGCGCACCGAGCGTACGAACAGACGGGTGAACAACTCCGTCAATTGACTCAGTCAAAAAGTTAGAGAAGTACGTGTTAGCAAGTTTGTCAGCCTTACGTTGCTTGAGTACAGTATCAGCGAGGTTTGCGATCTCCTTGTTGTCATCAATCATTAGTTTCTTTAGCTGATCTTTTGTGCAAGACTTCTGCCCAGTCGGTGTGTACTCAGTAATATCTGCACCAAGACTTTCAAACAGTCTTACAAGTTGTTGATTACTCGTGATTGATGTGCCGCCGTACGTTTGCTTTGCCCAGGACTTGACTGACTCCGCGTAGTTATTGAGTTCATCGAACTTTTGTTTGGAGTAGTCAAGATCTACACGAGCTCCGTTGATTTCCATACGAGTAACAATACGACGTGTTGCCATCTCAAGTTCGTATGGTCTGCTGTACGGACCGTCTGGGCCGCATTTTTTATAAAACTGTTCCCACAATCTAGTAGTAAGTACGCAGTCTAATGCGCCATACGACCAATAAGGCTGAAAGTTTATAGGAACAGTTCCCCATGTCCACCCGTTTTTAGAAAGCTCTACATCCAAAGTGTCTTGTAATGCAACTGCACGGCTATCAATATTAAGTGCTGCAAGTCTTTTAAGCGCGCCTGAGCCGAGCGGATCAATAATATGCGCCATGATCATTGTATCGTGCGCACGATGCCAAGGTAGTTCCCAACGGGACTGAACTGCAAACCAACGAGCTTCGAACGCAATGTTATGACAGATAATAGGACCATCAAACTTATCCATGCCTTCGTAGAAGACACCTTTCCATTCGTCCCACGGAATAGACCAGCCTTGTTCTCCATCGCCAACCTGAACTAAACGAAGACGGCCGTGCCACGGAGAAAACGCGTGATCTCGTGGATTCCCCGGAAGCTCACCAGTTTCAGTGTCAACAGCGAGAGCATTATGCGGGCGACGCTCGCTTAACCATGCAAGAAAGTCATTGGCTTTTTGTACGTTATCTACTAAGTGCAATTGCACATTTGAAAGATCATGGGTATTTGGCATCTTCGTCCTCTATAACTGTCACTTCAATATCGCACTTGCGTAGATATTCTAATACGCCGTACGGGTTACGGTGCATGTCTGCTTTTTTAAGTCTACAAACCACGTGAGTAATCCCAGAGTTTGATATTAGTTTAGCGCATTGCATACATGGCGCACTGACAATGTAAATAGTACCGCCAAGACTACGAGAACGATCTACGTACAGCAAGGCGTTTGCCTCAGCATGTATAGACGGGCACGCGTCGTACAGTCCGTCAAGAGGAGTCTTGCCTTGCGCGCGTTCGCACCAATTTATGCACTCGCCTTGCTCTGGCCAATTTGCTGATGGGCCGTTATAGCCAGTTGCTACAATATGATTATCTCGAGATACAACTACTGCGCCCATTTGAGCTCTAGTGCATCGAGATCTTTTAGCTACTGTTTCTGCTACTGCTAACCATGTTTCATGCCACGATGGCCGTTCGTCTGTCATTCGTCTTCTTCTGGTTGATTTATCATTGCGTCTGATATAGTCCCTGTAAGAATTTTAGCAATGAGTTCTATAGAGTCTCTTCTAGAAAAACCAGCTTCTTTTAGAGTTACGTACAATTCATGCATAGAAACTGCTGCAGCTTTTAGCGGAGACTGCTCGTCAAAATCAAAATTACTCATTACTAGTTTTTCCTTTATTTTTCTGTACTGCAGTAATCATAGCATTAGCGTGCCACAGTTCAGCGGCGTTTAGTTGCGGAATAATTGTGTCATTATCTACTGTATTTAATGCTTTGAGTGCTGACGCGCTTACGTCAGTCCATGTAGAGCCCGTTATGCTTGGGATATCGACAAGATCATTGGTATACGTAAGACTTTCAGCGGATGTGTAATGCTGTTCATAAATGTGCAATGACCCTACATGATGAGCGTACTTACCAGGCTCTATGCCTAAAACAGACGCTAGAGCAATCTGCACCTGGGTAAATTGAAAAAAATCGTATGCGGCGCCAAGCCATACATCGTTTGAACGCATATACACGCTCATGTTGAGCTTGTCATTGCGGATACGGAACTGATGAAGAACTGTGCAAGGGTAGTCGCGTTTATTTGGCTGATTGTCGTACTCTGGATTCCATATTGTCACAACAGCCTGCCGTGAGTCGGAGTCGCTTTTAAGTTTATCAATAACTGCGTCGTACTGGCCACTAGTGCGTAACCCGTACGCTCCGTGAAAAATGCCGCTGTCTTCTGTGTAATTCTTAAACTGCGGCCCAATTGCAATTACAGTCTTTGGAAAACTTGTACCAGACAATAGTTGACAAGCTTCAACTGCGCCAATCCCTGGAACAGTGCCGCGGCCAACTTTGACAGGGAGTGTGTGATACACATCATTAATATAAATAACGGCATCTTCTATTTCTCGCGTATTCATTCCACGAGGAGCGGCCTTTTCTCCATGTCTAAGAACATGACCAACAAGATCTACGTATCCATTAACGCCATCTTGTATTTCAATAACTGAAGCACTCATTTACTTGCAATCTTTCTTTTGTTTGCCTGTTGAATTTGTAAACCGTACTCGCTACGATCATCGTCCATTGCCGCCCGTGGGTGACGAATAGTGACATAGTCATCTACATGAACTGTAGTCCTAAGAATAAATCGTTCTGCTCCAGTACCTAAAGCTATAATCGTAGGACGGCCAAGTTTTGCATGCAAATTTACTAATTCATCTGAACCAATCCAGCGAGTGCTAATAATACCAACATTTTTCCACAAATCTTCAGGGAATGCTTCAAAAAGAAACTCGCTGTAACTGCCAGGCGTTGGGATAAACGGAAGATTATGAATATTAGCAAATTCACTATTGTCGTTGAAGTCATCACCGAGCAAAAGAATCTGCGGGCGAGATGACCCAATATAGCTAGGATACGCGCGCAACCACTCAACGCGCGCAGCTACTGCATTTGCCACATCAATAATATGACTTGCAAAACCAGGCAGACTTTCAAAACTTGTTTTACCAGGCATAATTGTCTCGGTAAGAATGGCAACCTGAGACGTTTCTATATACGCATTGTAGATTTCTTCAAGTTCTGACATTTCAATGTAGTCATCGCCACGCGCGGCTACTCTTTCCCGTATAACATCAAGTTTTTGGAATAACATAAACTGTGCCATTCCACGAGACTGCATAAACAGCTCCACCCAGCGCCAGCCTGACTTGCCAAGAAGACCGTACCCGTCAGTATTAGTGTGAGGGCGCTTAGTTGGCGCGTAAGTACGTTCGCCCCAGTGCCAGCGATCTGCAATATGCACGGACTCATAAAGATCTGCACTTTCAAGACTTGCGGCGTATTCATAGAGAAGACATTCACGAGTCTCTTCTGGCGGTCTACCTTTATGATGATCGACAATTTGAAGACTCGGCTGCTTAACCAGCAGCTGCGATTTAATTGCCGCAATCAGCGAACTTTTGCCTGCGCCATCGGCGCCTTCAATAGCAATAAACATGTCATTCGTCTTTCTGTTAGATGTTGATTATATCAGGGAATCATTTCAATTCTGTAGACTGACTCAATGCCTTTGTCAGCCACAGAAGATTCTTCAAGCAGCCGTTGTGCCACATGCGTTAAATATTTAGCGCCACCGTTGTCAAATTTGTAAAGCGCCTCAAGTACTGCATTCGGGTCGTCACTGACCTGCGCCCAGTATCTATTCTTTTCTGGGAATACAACTTCTGCCATAAGCGACGGCTTACAGTCGTCGCAAGGGACTACATCACTAACGACATCCTGCGAGCTTATTTCTTGTAGACCGTATCTTTTGACTAAATGGCAAGCGCCTGTGTGGTATATGACAGACACGCCAATACGCGATAGTACGTATGAGCCATTGTCTGTTTTATAAAGTTCAAACTCAATCCATCGGTTTGAGCCACGGCGATACGATGACGATTTGCCAAGCAGCTTGCCGTTAAACTTTAGGATTCTCGATCCGTCTTTTACTTCGATCATATAAGTGTCTCTCTATGATTACATTTGATCAAATTTTATCACATAGAGTATGCACAAGCCGTACATACTCTGTAAATAATAAAATATGTTTTTTAGCCGCACTAGGTTTATATCTATTGCGTATTTATTTCACGCGCCTGCATTGCGCCACTTTGAGCAGTATCATTGTCAACTACCACATCAAAATCAGTGTCAGATCGTATAGCCATTACAACCCAACTAAACTTTTGAAAAGGGTTCCGCGATTCGTTAACTTCAAACACCTTAATTTTGCCGTTGCGCACGGCAGAGTACGCAAGTTGAGCGACCTGAGCGTCACTGTTATCTACCTCTGCAGTTAGCAGTACTGTTCTATTTTCTTGTCTAGTTAAAGCTTCAAAGTACTCAGGCAATTCAATTTCTACTTCGCCATTGACTAGTTCTGATATGCCTCTGTAAAACACATCGAGAGTCGGCCCTTCTATAGACGCATGAACTAATTTTTTATCTGGGTATAGCGGGTGGTTTATTTTGAAGAATTTTGCTGCGCCAGAAATAGTGGCTGTAGCGACTACGTTACCGTCGTATATACCCACAGACTGTAGTGTAGTACCGCTATTGTTTTTTGTTAGCACACTAAGTACTGAGTTAACGTAGCCAGTGCCACGACTTGTGTAGAACGCACCTACGTTACTGTACGTGCCGCCGATTGCTGATCTGCCGTCCAAAAAAATACCGTTGGTCTGATACACAACTTTTTCTCTAATATCTGCGTCTAAAGTACTGTTTGTATTTACCCAAAAAGCGGTGCTTGCTTGCTGAGTCGACCCAATTGTGTATAGCGCATACGCATTATTTGGGCTATCATAAAATTCACTTCTGTACGACCCACTTGATATAGTTGTAGTAAACGTGCTGCCACTGCTGAACACTACTCTTGATCTCAAAATGCCATCAGCGCTTACTCTAAATGGCGCATCAGTATAGTTAGCTCCGCCAAGCCACATTTGCCCTACCGCATCAACATGAAAAGAAGAAGTGTCAAAATCGCCGATGTCAATCGTACCACCGCTAATTGCACCAGTAAAAAACGCGTTTCCGTTAGCGTCAATGCGAAATTTGCTTGCTGTAATGTGACCGTCAGAGCCTATCGTAATTGAGCCTGCAGGCGCAAACGAACCAGTTGCTGTTTTTACGCCTGTGTAGATTGATGTTACGTCAACCACCCAACCACCAATAGCGCCAGGCTGCAGACTAGCAGTAGACACCGCGTTTGTGCCAAGCTCGACAGGGCCAACTCTTTTTTGTAAGCCTGAGACTTTTGTTTGAAGATCTATAAGTCTTTGCCCAACAGTACGCTTACTTCGTTTTAGATTACTCGCCAACTTTGTCTACCTCCCACTCAGTGATCAGGCCTAAATCAACCTGCTCAGGAAACGATGGATTATCTGGAACAGAAACTTTAAATGATTCTATTTTTCTCACAAGAAGATCAGATCTTGGTTCTAGTTTGCTTAAAAGACGCTGCTGAACAAAGTAGTCATCAATAATTAGACAGCACCAGTCGCCGGGGCTGTATGTCCCAACCTGCGGAGCTAGCGAGCCATTAACAGATACTTTTATGTCGGTTACGGGCGGACGAAACTCGGAAATATATCTACTAGCATAGTCGTACAACGCTTCTTCATTGATTAAATCATTTTTAGAAGTTTCGCCGTCAAGCAATGGCCAGCCGTCATTGAGAAGATCTTTTGCGCTTGCGACTGCATAAGGCTGACTTGCGTCTCCAGTAAGTGCTGGATCGTTGCCAACAACAAAAAATCTTGTTGCAGCGTCTTCTGCAGACTCGTCAATGCTAACAGTGCTAATATTTCCGGGAAACTCAAAAACAAGATTTTGTGCGCCAAAACGTGTAATTGGAGAAGCTTCTCCAGAAGGTGGAGGATTTGGGAAGTTAATGGGTATTAAAACAAACGTTCTTTTAAAAGAAGAAGTAGCTACGTCATATGAACAATCAATGCGATACTCAAAACCGTTAATTGAGTCTGAGTATGTGTCTAATTCTTCGCCGACCGACTTGAGTTCAAATCCTCGCAATATTACGTTTGAAAGATTAACACCACTATAGTCTGCTGTTGAATACTCAAGGCCGAAATCTGCGTTACCACTAAACGGCCCAAACGTATTAGACCATAGCGATGGTACAACAGTTGCTGTGCCGCTCGTGGCACCAGAGTCAATGTTACTGCCAAAGTATGAAAAATACGTAAACTGGTTTGCCGCTGGCACGCCTGTAATAGCAAATTTACCGTTAAACACCGTCGCGCTTAGCGACGGGTCGTCAACACCAGATACCTCAACTACGTTACCTACCGAAAAGCCGTGAGACGCGGATGTAGTCAAAGTAGCAGTGCTACTTGGCGCGTCAAATTGCCGCAATGTAACAGATCGCGCAACAGAGGACACAGCTGTTGACGCAACATTTGTTGCTGTTTTTTGGTATGAAACAGTATTACTAGTAATTGCAGACGCTTCGTGAGCGCCATTAAAAGTGCTGTCTACATTCTCGATATCTACAACCTGCCCGACAATCACATCATGTGCTACAGAAGTAGTAAGTGTGGCAGTATTGCTTGTCAGTACTTTATTTGTAATGTTGTATCTGTTTTGCAGACTTGGCTCGATTTCATTATTTGCAAATGCCATATCTTTAAAGTCGCTAAGAACTGTGTCAATAAGACGACGCACGTAGTCGTAGCTGTCAATGCGAACGGTAATAGTTACTCCAGTATACGAATCGTTTGGTAGACCAGTGATAGTGGCTGAAAAGGTAGTAGCAGTTGGCGCAGGACTAGCAAGCACAGTCCTTGCGCCATTATAGCTAGATAAAGAACCAACAAAATCGATGCGTAAAGGCATACCTGCTGAGAATGGGTACGTTGCGTTTGTTAGTGTAACAGCAGCAGTGCCGCCTGACGCAGTAATAGACGCCTCAAACTGATGACTGTACGTTTTCCAGACATTGCGATGGTAAAAATAGCTTGTAAACTCAGAACCGCTAATACTCAACTCACGGTTAGCGGCGGAATACGCGCGCGACCATATGATTCCGCCCCAAACGCATTCGTTGTTACGTACAACGTAAAGAGCGGTCTTTCCGGGCATTGTGTACTCGTACATATTGTACGCAGACGTTGCATCAATGATAGGCATACTTGCGCTGAAACTGCCAGCGCTTTTAATTGCGCGCTCGTAGGTTACGCCTTTTAGCGGCAGTTCTGCAATAACTTCGTTTGATAGAATGTCAGCAACAAAGTATCTGTACTCTGCTACTAATGGGTCAAATACCGGCATATAAAATTCTCCATGTCATTCCGTTATTAGTATACTACCCGATCCACCCGGATCTGTAGTACACTTTGAGAGAAGCTGTAGCATTAGCTGCGCCTTCGTCAATAAACTTAATTATGTTTGCGCCAGGCTGAAGAGTAACCCAGTCCGTAAGAGTATCAATGTATGTTCGTGCGCCAAACGTAGACCCATTTAGACCGACCTCCCGCTCGTGCGTATCAATTTCCAAATAGTCAGCGTCGCGAGTCACTGTGCCCGAGCTTGCTTGAGACACCACGGTAGTTGCAGTAAGAGCATAGCGAATTTTATTTGTGCCAGCGTCTACATCTGTCAGTACATGCAAACCGTTGAACGTAGAATCTACGCCAGCGACAGTGACTGTATCGCCTTCTACAAGATTGCCGACTGAAGATACTGTAAGAATGGCTTCATTAGACGTCAGCTCTTTATTTGTCACTGTCAGAACTTCTGATGCACGAAGAGTACCTGTAATTGTCAGTACTTCACCAGTAGTTTCATTAATTACAGTGGTGTCACCTACTGTAGGTCCAGTAACTTCCAAAAACACAGGAACAGAAATATTACCTAAGTTAGTAATGGACTCTTGGCCGTCTTGCGTTGTCGCAGCGTTTTTGCAAGGTATAGTCACAAGGCCATAGCCGTCTGGGTCAGAGTCGTCCCACGAGTATTTAATCGGATCGGCAGCTCGTAAACCAATTGAAAAATCTATGCGACCACGCGCAGTAGTACTTGTAATACTTGGCCGACCGCTTAGACGAACGTACGCTGCTCGAGTAGGATTCTCCATAGTCTTTAACCATGCCCCGGTGTACACTAAACTCGTTGCCTCGATAAGAGTGTTACGTGCGGCTGGCGAAAGACTCGGGTCAGGCGAAAGAATAGAGCCTGTAAGAGTTATTTGACGAGCCTGCCACCGCCCACGAGCATCGTATGAACCATCACGCCAGCCTCGAGTTACATCTGGGATGTCTGGATCTGGGTGAACCCACCAACCTTCAATGTCTGTGCATACCCAGATAACGTTATTTGCATCAATAGTGTTGAAAACTAAGCTACCAAGAATAACGTCCGACTGAAGCTTCATGCCGGAAAAGACTGGCGGCGGAAGAGGAATTAAAGTTCTATCGACAGCTGTTGTTTCAATGCCTTGACTTGGCCCGTCATTGTATGCGTATGAGCCGTATTCGCCTTCACCATAAAATGTAATTGGAGTGTAAAACATACTCATTCGCTAATCCCGTTTACTACAGCAGATGAAGCGTCAGAGTACGGCCCGCTGCCGATAACGTTAGTTGCGAGCACACGGAAAATGTAACTAGTGCCGTTAGCAGTTAGACCAGACGCCACTACAGATGTAGAATTGTTCAAGTTTAAGAAAACAACACCAGGTGCATTTACAATGCCCCACAACGTGAAGTCTCCACCAACAACAATGTCGCCGTCAGACTGAAGTGCAAAACACTCAACGTAACCATTTGGCGTATTAGTATCTGTAGTAAACGTAGTATCTCTAGTGCCGTCAGAGTTTAGGCGAACAATGCAATCTACTAATACACCGTTCCAATAAGCAAACTCACCACCAACAAGTATTTTACCATCAGACTGGACTGTTGCTACGTTGATAGGCAAGCCGTCAGAGCCTGTACCAACGTTTGTCGTAAAAGCTGTGTCTCTAGTGCCGTTAGAATTGAGGCGAACAATGGCTCCAACATTTACTCCGTTCCAATTGCCAAAATCGCCACATACGAGAATTTTGTCATCAGACTGCACTGCTACAGAATAAACGGAAGGGGCAACTGCGCCTGCTCCAGTGTTTGTAGTAAAAGTTGTATCCCGAGAGCCGTTAGTGTTCAAACGAACGATGCCTCTTACAGTTGCTATAACTCCCCAAGTAGTAAAAAGTCCGCCCACAATAATTTTGCCGTCAGATTGAATTGCTATTGTATTAATGCTGCTATCGCCGCCTCCTGCAACATTAAAGGTAAAATCAACCTCTCTTGTACCGTCAGAACTTAGTCTAACCATACGGCCCACCATTGCACCGTTCCAAGTAGTAAACGAACCAGCTACAATAATTTTACCGTCAGATTGAATTGCTACTGCAAAAACAGAGCCATTAGCACCAGTACCAGTATTTGTTGTAAAAGTAGTATCTCTAGTGCCGTCTGAGTTTAAGCGCACGATACGGTTTACTGTTGTACCGTTCCAAGTGGTGAACTGGCCTCCTACAACTATTTTACCATCAGATTGAATTGCTATAGAAGTGACAACTTGCTGAGCGGCAGTACCGACGTTTGTAGTAAACGCAGTATCTCTTGTACCGTCAGAGTTTAAACGAACAATACGGTTTACTGTTGTACCGTTCCAAGTGGTGAACGAGCCGCCTACAATGATTTTTTTATCAGACTGTGTCGCTACTGCATTGACGGCGCTGCCAGCACCAGTACCGATGTTTGTTGAAAAAACAGTATCTGCGCCGCTTGCTGGCTTTGAGTACGTAGACCATGTAGAGCCACTATTAGTAGAGTACTGAATTGTGTAATCTGTAATAGCGCTGCCACCGTTGCTTACTGGGGCATTCCACGAAACAGGCATATCATAGTTAGCGCCGTTAGCCACTGACACAGCCGCGACGTTTAGAGGCTTGCCTGGGCCACCAGGACCGCCGCCACTACTAGACGCAAGACCAACAAAACCACGAGTCATGACGCTGAAAGGTTACCAATCAAGTACCAGGTGTTTGTAGCACGCTTAATAAGAGTGCCAGCAGAGTACTGCGTAGAAAGATATAGTTTTGACGAGTCAGAGTAGATAGCTACTCCAGCGCCAGCAGCAAATAAAACTTTACCAGATCCGTTTCTAATAACAGTAATCTGCGCGCCGATTGGGAATGCTGTAGTGTTCGGCGGGATAGTTACCGTTGCATCTGAAGAGTTAGTCATTTCTATTAAGGTGCCTTGATCTGCTAACACTAGCGTGTAGTCGCTTGACTGCTGAGCAATTGACGAAGGCCCAAGCACAGTTGTTCCAGCAACAGTAAGACCGTTGTTTATTGTTGTTGTGCCGGTCGCTGCGCCAATGCTCAGCGCTGTTGCTGCGCCAGCAAAGTTTACTGTTGTCGCTGTCGAGTTAACAAGAGAAAAAGTTGAGCTGTCAGTAGTTAGTGAAGTCGTTACTTGAGGCGACGTAGCGAGAACAACGTTTCCAGACCCAGTTGTAGACGTTATACCAAGAGTACCATCGCCCGCAGACGTTGTTACAATGCCATTGCTTGTTAGACTGCCAAGTTTCTTGTTTGTCAGTGACTCTGACCCAGCAAGAGTTGCAACTGTGCCAGATGCTGGCAGTGTCAAAGATGTTGTAGCGCCTACAGTAAATGTTACAGCGTATGCGCCAGACGTTGTTAAGTTGCCGCCAAGAGTAATTGTCTTGCCAGTGTTTGCAACACCTGTGCCGCCGTATTGACCAGCAACAACTGAACCTTGCCATGTTCCACTGCTAATTGTCCCAACGCTTGTCAGACTTGATGACAGTACGTTAGCAGCAAGTGTCGCGCCCGTGATAGATGCAGCCGCGTTAAACGCATTATAAGTGCTTCCGTCTGTTGTGAACTCCCAAAGATCTGTTGTCTCGTTCCAGCGCACTGAGACGTTTGTTGAAGTACCGCGTTCTACTTCTATGCCTGCATTCTCAGTTGGCGAGCCAGCCACGTCGCTATTAAGAATAACGATATTATCAGACACGCTTAGAGTAGCAGTGTTAATAGTAGTGGTAGTGCCGTTTACAGTTAAGTCACCGCCTATTGTGATAGCTCCAGATACTGCAAGAGACGTCAGTGTTCCTACTGAAGTAAGACTAGACGATACTACATTAGATGCTAGCGTCGTGCCTGTAATGCCGCTTGCTGCTGCCTTGCTCGCAACAGCCTGACCGCTCGCCCAGACAAATCTGTTGTCAATGGCGTTGATTGCAGCATTAAGTACTGTGCCCCAACCTGTGTCGCCGTTTTCTGGTAATGGCGTTACGCCGTCAATTAGTAGTGTCACCGTAGGGTTCTCCGTTTCAAATGTTCATTAGTAATCATAACCTATGCTGCCCCTCTTCTAAGCTGAAAAGCAAGTTGTCTGTTGACGAGTGCTGCTAGTTCTACCTCGTTCATGCCAGGCGACGGGTAGACATTGAGAGTGATACCGCCGCCTGTGCTGCCAGACAGCATAGCAATTATGGCTTTATCTCTCTTAGAAAGTCCATCAGGGTCAAGAGGCTCGACACGCTCTGCTTTTCCAGCCTCGCCAATACGGGCAAGAGTTCCGCCCGGCGTTGGGTTGATAATACCACCTTCGGCAAGTTCTGGAATGTCTGGAAGTCCAATAGTGAATCCGCCAAATGAAATGCCGGCAACTTTTACTTTTGGAATAGTAAAGTCTAGGTTGTTCCAGCCGCGGATAATAAAGTTGATAGCGTTTCTAAATGCGCCAACAATTGTGTCGCGCACTCCGCCAAAGATAGACACAGCACCTCTGACAGCACCAGTAATAAAGTCCCATGCTCGACTAAACGCTGTTTGAATCCCAGACCATATGGTCCCGAACACGCGGCCAATTGCGTCAAACACTGGTCTAATGACGTTATTCCATGCAAATGTAATTGCGGTAGTAATGATGGTCCATATGGTATTGAAATAAAATAAGATACTGTCCCACACGAGACGGAACACAATACCAAACGCTTCAAAAATTGGTCTAATGACGTTATTCCAAACAAAACTAAGAACTGTGCCAATTGCGGCTATTGCAAGACGCACGAGCGCGAACGGGATAAGCAGCGGCGGAAAAAGACCAATTAAAAAAGCAATAAGTCCTTGGAATATACCTCTAATTACTAGAACTAGTCCGCCAACAATGTTAGCTACACCGCTAGACAGGCCTTCCCATGCGCCTGAAAAGTCTCCAGTAAAAAGGCGAACAACTCCCATAATAATACTAAAAAGACCCATGACAACTTTTATAACACCGCCAATTATTTTCATCAATCCGATAATGCCGTTTTTTAGAACACTAATAGCAGCTGGGATAAGCACCTTTAAAAGCGGTATGATAAACGCAGCAAGAAAGTCTCCAAAAGCTTTAAAACCGTTTGTAATTGATTGGCCAGAGCCACTACTAAAAATGCTACTAAACGCCTCGCGAACCTCTTTCACTGCGTCAACAAGCGCGCCCCAAATCGCTTTTCCAAGATCAGCAAGAGCGTTTCTAAACTTCTCACTTTCCATATATGCACGAACAAGCACGTAGACAAGAGCAGCAACGCCTGCCATAAGCCCAATTGCTGCGCCCGCCGCCATGCCCATTGTGCCTGTTAGAAATGTGAACACGGCGCTAAGCGGCGCCCACACCGCCTGAGCCATTCCAATTATATAGTACCCAAATGCTATAAAAACGCCTTTTAAGACCATAATCGCAAGCTTAAAACCGTGTAAAACAGCAAGTACGTTAAATATTTTTTTCACAAACTCGTTTTCAAAGATGCTTGCTGCAAAGTTTACTGCTGTAGTTAGGACTTCAAAGAATGTGATAATACTACCAGACTCCATAAAAGCAACTATAAATCTTGCCATTCCTTCAATAAACTTGCCGAATGCGGGAGCTGCTCCGACAAGATGATCAAAACCGACAGCAAGTGTGTCAACAGCGCGAGAAATGCTATCTAAGAACTCTCCTGTACCTGCTTGCGTAGCAGACTTAGCAATAATCTTAAATATTTTGCCAAATATTCCGGCTGTTTTTAAGAAATTTTCAGACGCTCCTCTAAAGTATTCTTTTAATGACCCGTCTTCAAGAACAGCCTTTGACCAGTCCTTAAATTTTTGTGTGTTTCTTTCTAACGCGTCGAAGATTAGTTGTCCGCCGCTGCCAGGGCCAGACGCGGCCTTGCCCATGTTAATCAAACCGCCAATTAAGTTCCCAATAATGTCGCCTAATTGCGCGGCAGCATCGCCGGCTTTATTGAACATATCTGTCAGTTTGCCGCCTTCATTCTTAAGAATGTCGGCGTTTCTCCACCCGTCAGTTAATGCAACAACCCAGTCTGTAAATCTACGGATTAAAGGATCTGCCGCTGCAAGAACAGCCACAAATACGCCATAGAGATTGCCAAGTACTTTTCCAAGTTTTCCTATCGTGTCAATATTTGTTCTACCGACAATCTCAAAGTTCTTTAAATTATCAGTACTTGTTACAGCTTTTGCAAAGTCAATTGCTGCGTTGCCAAAAGCGCCGCCTGTGTCTTTAAGAAGAGGTATTAGTACTGGAAAAAATTTATCAACAAGAGTTTGTATTGCAGTTTGTAATGGTGCAAAAAGCTTCTCGCCTGCTGCGTCTTTGAGCTCTTGAATCTTTGGCTTAAGATTTGCAAGAAATTTTGCAAATTCTTGCCCTGCTTTTGACAGTTTATTAAATTCATCAAGTGCGCCGCTACCTTTTCGCGCCTTATTTAGTTCAAGTTGTGCTTTTGCAACAGCTTTAGTAGCCTGCTCGTTCTCGTAGATAGCATTAACTACCTCTTCGGATTGCGCTATTTGTTCGTCGCTATTTAGCGTTCCGTCTTTAGTTACACGGTTTTGCTCATCTGCAAGATCTTTGCTTGTGTCTACGGCTCTTCTATAGTTGAGATCCGCTTCTTTAAATGCAAGTTCTGCTTCTTTACGTGCCCTTGAGTTTGGTGGCAAGTCTTGAACTCGAGCAAGCGTAGCCCTTGCATCATTAAGAGCCATCGCAGCTCTTGTTTCGGCAATTGCTGCGTCTTCAATACTAAACGTAAGTTGTTCAATTCGTTCATTTGCGTCGCGATACGCTTTTTCAAGAGCTTTTGTTGAACGTCTTAGTCGTTCCTGCGCGGAGCGAAATGCTTCAAGTTTTGCAGGCACTTGATCTATAGCGGAAGTCTTCGCTCTTCCGAGCTCGCCGACAGCTTTAAACACGCCACCAAGCGCGAGCTTTGCTGTAATGGCTGCTTGCATTATAGCCGTGAGCATAGATGGCAATACTACAAGAGCCGGTCCTGCTGACGCCGCTTGAGAGCCAAGTGCAAATAGACCTGCGCCAGCCGAAGCAAGAACAGGCACTAACGCAGAAATAGCAGACTGTAAATAGTAACTTTTAGTGACTAGCCCATTGATAGAGTCGTAAACTGCATCAGCCTCTCTGCCTATTTGCGCAAAAGATTTCCTGCTATTCTTAAAAAGATCGCCGATGTCGCCTCTGCCTTGCAGTGACTGAATTTTACTAACTGCACGCTTTAGCTCAGCTTCAAAGTCAGTGGTAATCGCTCTAATTCTTATGCTTGCTGTGCCAACTAAAGCCATGTCTCTTCACCTCCTTCTGCTGCGTCATATACTATTTTATCCTGTCTATAACTAGCCTAGTGGAGCATCAAGTAGCCGCCCAAACGGCTTAGAAGACCCTTCATTTATTTCAGTAGCTGGCACGAATGGTTTTACAGCAGAGAATGATTTAACCATTGGGTCTACAGGGGTAGGTATATCGTCGTTTAGTGGGTCATCTAACGCGCTGAAATCAGTAGTTGTAGAAGACGACGAGCCATACTTATACGAGCGTAGGTACAGCTCTCTATAAATAGTGCTACGCATTTTATCTCGAGCTTCCATTTGTTCTCCAGAAGCAAAATTTGCATCTTCTTCAAAATAGTAATGAAAAACGTCTATAAGATCTGCTGCATTTAGACTCGTAAGATCGAGCCCAGATGCTACAGCTTTGCCATTAACATACGGCCAGAGGTCTATTGCCCACTCGGCAAAGCTTCTGGCCGCACCGTAGGGCGGTCGGTATACTGCTCGACCAACCACTCGATGATGCTGCTTAATGTTTCCATAGACACTAAACGATCAGGATCTTCAGCAAGAACATTAAATCGCTCATAGCTTTCTGGGATAAGTACTGTTTTAAAGAAAACAGTAATTACAGCCACGGCCTCGCCAGGGTTGTCGCTTGACGACCCTGCAACAAGGTTTAGAACTGTCTTGCCAGGGATTTCAGCCCTGCATGTAAATTCTTCATCATGAAGCTTAAACGTAATAAGTTCAGCAGGTGCTGAGCCGTTAGAAGCTCCTGATCCAAAGTCTTTAAATCTTGCCATCTAATTTCTCCATATCTATTAGTCGTGATGTCACGTCGACGTATAGCGCGTCATTACTATAGTATCAAAGGAAGCGAGTCAGCCAGGTACCTATTTGCCTTAGTTCCAGGATGCATAACTGCCCTTGAGTAGACAATTCGGCTGCTGCTAGTAAACCGAAGAGTTCCTCCTTGTCGCGCGTGAATAACGTGAGGGCGAGTGCCTTCGTGATGAAAAAGCGCGTACGGTAGCTTAGATCCAATTTCAATTATTTGCCCGTTAAGAAACACGGTCTGATTAATGTATAGCGACATTGCAAGAGCGCCTGTTCTTTTGCCTACTCGCACTCTTGCGAGACTGCGAATAAGTTCTGCTCTTGTTTTTAGGTGTCTGCCAACTGTGCCATTGGGGGCTTTTAGTGTATAATATAGACCGCTATCGTTTGGCTTAAACTTAATCTCTATGTTTTTTGCCATTATGGGATCGCCATCGTGAGCTGTAGATTAACAACTTGAAAGCCACCTTGCGGCTCTTGAATATCAGCAGTTGCAATTACGCCTACGCCGTAGCCACCAGGCTCCCAAACGTCAAAGACATTAATTGACTGCATCATAGTGTACGCATCAATTGCAGATATTTTTGCGGCATCGTTGATCTTTTCTGCCGACGGCGGTCTACCATTTTGACCAACCACTGGAATTTCTCTTGCAATCATTACACTCATCACGGCCGTTCTCGGCATATTGCATCTTTGCGGAGATGCGGCTTGATCTCCTGGAGGGCCGAGATAGATTTGAATAAGCGTAATGACGAGCTGTTCACAGTCAATTGCTGGCTGGCCAACAGTCCAGTACCGTCTTGCCGGAAGCGGAACGTTATACGACTCAAAAACATCTTCTAAACGGGCAAGAACATTGTCCATAAAGTCAACAATGTTAGTGACATCTTCTGAAATATCGTCTATATCTACAATACCCATAACTACCCTAAAGTATAAGCACTAACTACTGAAGACGCTAGCGCAACGTCAATGTTTCCCGAGGCAATGTACACGGTTTCTGTGTCACTGCCAGAGGTTCTGTCAGCGTAGAGATCGTAAGTCCCTGGGTCAATTTTTCCGAGCGTTTTTAGCACATCATCGTAATTAACTGTAATAGTAATTCTGTCGTCAGTAGAAGCAACAACT